CAATTACAGCACGGCCGCATCGTCGGGCGAGGCCAGCAAGGCCGCATCGTCGGGCTACGCCAGCAAGGCCGCATCGTCGGGCGAGTCCAGCACGGCCGCATCGTCGGGCGAGTCCAGCAAGGCCGCATCGTCGGGCAATTACAGCAAGGCCGCATCGTCGGGCAATTACAGCAAGGCCGAGGCAAAAGGCGAGAAGACCGTCGCGATGGTTGCCGGAGTTAACGGTCGTGCCCGTGCCGGTGAAAAAGGCGCGTTTGCGCTGGCGTGGGAAGACGCCGGGCAAATGCGGATCGCGGTTGGAATTGTCGGAGAGAACGGGATCGAGGCCGATGTCTGGTACCAGGTCGACGCCTCCGGCGCTCTCGTAAAGGTGTCGCAATGAACGCCCCCGAACGCTTCCCCGCACACGCGCCACTACCGCCGTCCTCGGCCGCTCGTGGCGTGCAGTGCCCCGCCGGCTGGCGATTGATGCCGACGCGCTATCCCGAGGCCGATACGCCCGCCAGCATGGAAGGCGACGCCGCGCACTGGGTCGCTTGCCGAGAGGCATCCGGCCAGGTGACGGCGCTCGGCGCGGCAGCTCCGAACGGTTTAACCGTCTCCGACGAAATGGCCGAAGGCGCCGAGATATACGCCGACCACCTTCGCAGCCTTCGCTCCGTGTGTGACGAGCGCGGCTGGGCGTTGGAGCGCCGTCTTTCCTGCGCCGTCGTGCATCCCGACAACTGGGGCACGCCCGATGCGCTCGGGTACGAGCCGGCGACGAATACGCTGCACGTTGTTGACTACAAATTCGGGCACCGCTTCGTCGCCGAGTTCGAGAACTGGCAACTGATCGACTACGCGGCCGGCGCGCTGGTCGGACTGCAGGGCAACGGCATCAACGCCCAGTCGTGCAACGTCGCGCTCCATATCGTCCAGCCGCGCAACTACCACCGCGACGGCCCGATCCGTACGTGGCGCACGACGGCCGCCGAATTGGCCGCATCGTACATTCCCCGTCTGATGACCGCCGCGACGGCAGCAATGCGCGACGACGCCCCGTGCGTAACCGGCCCGGAATGCGACTACTGCCCCGGCCGCCACGCGTGCGAAGCGGCCCAGCGTGCCGGCTTTGCCGCGTGTGAGATTTCGACCGGCTCGCTCCCGCTGGAAATGCCGCCCGAAGCAGCGGCGCGCGAACTGGCCCTGCTGCAACGCGCGGCCGACATGATCGAAGCGCGTCGCACGGGCTTGGTCGGGCAACTCCTCGCCGCGTGCAAGGCGGGCGTACGTGTTCCGGGTTTCCACGCCGAGCAGGGGTTGGGCCGCGAGCGTTGGGCACGGCCCCTGCCGGAAGTTCTCGCGCTCGGGCAAATGCTCGAAATCGACCTCGCTAAACCGGGCGCAATTACGCCAAAGCAGGCGATCAAGGCGGGCGTACCCGCCGAGGTCGTCCAAGCCTACAGCGAGACGCCACTCGGCGAAATCAAGCTCGTGTCGGACGGTACGCGTCTCTCTACCGTGTTCGGCCGGGCCGCTTAACCCCCTCAACTCTAGGAGCGCAACACCATGAAATTGTCACGACTACGCGAGGCGAACGTGCGCCGATGCGAGCAGGTATTCCACCCGCTCAATGATTGGACCCCGACCGATTGGGCCTGCGCAATGGCGGGCGAGGCCGGAGAAGCCTGCAACGCGGTAAAGAAGCTGCGCCGGCTGGCGGATGGTACGAATACGGCGAAAGACCCGCAAACGGAGTCCGACGCGCTCAAGGCTATCGGCGCGGAATTGGCGGACACGATCATCTATTGCGATCTGCTCGCCGCGCGTCTCGGGCTCGACCTCAGCGTCGAGATTCAATCCAAATTTAACGAAGTGTCGCGCCGGATGAATTCCGACGTGCGCCTCTAACCTCAGGAGCGCAACACCATGACAGATATTCTCCTCCCCGTCGGTCGCATGATTGGCGGATCGCTTTACAAGCTGCAGGTCAAGAAAGAAAAGAACGGGCAACCGAAGATCGGCAAAGACGGCCAGCCCGTCAAGGCGATCAACTTCGGCGTCGCCATCGCGAAGGCCGGCACGACGCACTGGGCGCAGACGCCGTGGGGCGCGCTGATCCGTAGCGTCGGCCAGGCCGCGTTCGGAGCCTTGTGCGACGCTCCGACGTTCGCGTGGAAGATTACCGACGGCGACTCGGCCATCCCGAACAAGAAGGGCAACATTCCGAACCAGCAGGTCGGCTACCCCGGCCATTGGGTAATCTGGTTCTCGCAAGGCTGGGCGCCGCAACTCTGCGGCTCGAAGGGCGAGCCGAACCCGGCGCTCTTGGTCGAGGATACGGTCCTCCCCGGCGATTGGGTGCAGGTCTTCGTCTCGGTCAAAGACAACAAGCCCAGCGAGTCGCCCGGCGTGTATCTGAACCCGGTCGCCGTTGCGTTTGTCGGCAACCACCCCGAGGGCCGTATCGCAACGGCGACGGCGGTCGATACGACGGCGATCGGTTTCGGCCAAGTGTCCGCACCTGGCGCAGTGCTCGCCGCCCCGGTCGGCATGACGACGGCGGCCGCGGCTCCTCCGCCCGCTGCTGCCGCGGCGGCCGCTCCCCCGCCGCCGAACCCGGCCTTCCTCGCCGTGCCGCCCGCGCCTCCCCCGGCGCGCGTTATGTTGCCCGCTGCCGGCGGCGTGTCGTACGAGGACCACATCAAGGCCGGGTGGAACGACGCCCTTTTGATCCAGCACGGCAAGATGGCGGCTGCGTAAATGGCCCGCTCGACCGCCTCCCCCGCTCGATTGACCGCCCAAGCGAACGCGGTCGTCGGTAACTGCGCCCGTTGCAAGTACGAGCCGCAGCCCGACGGGTTCGCGTGGGTGTTCCATCGGCAGGGACGGCGGGTCGGCCGCACGTACAACCCCGGCGAGGTTATCCGACTCGCGGAACGGATCGCGGCTCAGTAGTGATGACCCTCGCCCCGCCCCCGCCCGCGCTGGCCGATCTGCGCGCCGGTACGCAACTCGTCGCCGGCATGGGCCGTGCGACGATCCTGCCCGATATCGACTTTGAAACATACAGCGAGGCCGGGTACGTGTGGGATGCGCCGGCCGGCAAGTGGCGATGCCTGCCGAACGCTGCGCAGGGTAAAAAGGGATTGCCGATCGTCGGCGCGGCCGTCTATGCGATGCACCCGTCGACCGAGGTCTTGTCGTTCGCGTACGACCTTAAGGACGGGACCGGCTCGCACCACTGGCGGCCAGGTCTGCCCAACCCGGCCAACCTGTTCGCGTGGATCGCTCGGGGCGGTTTGCTCGAAGCACACTACTCCGGCTTCGAGCATTGGATATGGAACTACGTGTGCACGCGGCGCTACGGTTGGCCGTGGCTCCCGCAGGCCCAGCTCCGCGATAGCGGCGCGAAGGCTCGGGCACATTGCCTGCCGAGCAGCTTGGGCAAGCTGGGCGCCGTGCTCGGGATCGAGAATCAGAAGGATACGGACGGTGCGCGATTGCTCAAGAAGTTTTCCATGCCGCGCGATCCGACGAAGACCGACCCGCGGTTGCGTATCGTGCCCGTGCCGGACGCCGAAAAGGCGTTATGGGAAACCCTGCCAGCCATCGGCGTAAAGAAGATCCCCCGCGTCATTGCCGCTGCACGCGCCGACGCCGAGGACACGCTGCGCCTCTACGCATACAACACGCGCGATATCGTCGCCGAGGGCGAAGCGTCCGCGCTGATCCCCGACATTGAAGGCGAGGAGCTAGATTACTTCCTCGTCGATCAGGCGATCAACTACCGCGGCGTGGCGATCGACCTGCCGGGCGTCGAGGCGTGTTGCTCAATCATTGATCAGGCGCTTGAGCGGTACAACGCCGAACTGTACGCGCTGACCGGCGGCCAAGTCGCGCGGGCGTCTGAGATTGCGCGGCTGACCGGATGGCTCGGGACGCTCGGCATCTACCTCGATAGCTTGGACGAAGACGCAGTCGACGCGGCCCTCAAGCGTACGGACCTCCCCGCCATCGCGCGGCGCGCGTTGCAGATCCGCGCGACGGTGGGATCGGCCAGCGTCAAAAAGGTCTATTCGATGCGCAACCGCGTATCGCCGCTGGGCCGCCTGCACGACCTTTACAACTACCACGGAGCGCGCACGGGCCGGGCAACCGGCGACGGGCCGCAGCCGACCAATTTACCCAACTCGGGGCCGGACGTTTGGGCGTGCGAGTGCGGGGCGTACTTCGGGCTGCATCGGATCGCTTGCCCTGAGTGCGGCGAGTCGCCTATCGGGGATATTCCATTTTGATATGAGCACGCCACGCCACATCGTCGGAGTATCGGGCGGCAAAGACAGCGTCGCGCTGGCGCTCGCCTTGCGAGGGGCGGAGCCGCGCGACTACGAATATATCTGCAATTGGACAGGCAACGAACTGCCCGACATGGCCGCGCACATGGCGCGAATCGAGGCGCTACTCGGGAAGCCGATACGGCGCGTGACATACAGATTCGACCTTTTCGGACTGATAGATGAACTCGGCATGATCCCGAATTTTCGAGCCCGCTTCTGCACGCGGGTTCTCAAGATCGAACCGACGATAGCGTTCTTCGAGTCTCTGCCCCCCGAGTCCGTTCTATACGTCGGGCTCCGAGCCGACGAAGAAGAACGCAAAGGACTGTACGGCGACGACGTGCGCGTTCGCTACCCGATGCGCGAGTGGGGTTGGACGGAGGCGGACGTGTGGCGATACCTAGATGCGCGCGGCATCTGTATCCCAAAGCGAACGAATTGCGCCGTTTGCTATGACCAGCAGATCGGGGAGTGGCACGACCTATACCAAAATCATCCGGTCGAGTACGCCCGCGGAGTGGCTGCTGAAATCACGCACGGTCATACGTTCCGAAGCGATAAGCGCGACACCTGGCCGGCGTCCCTTCTCGAACTGGCGCAAGAGTTCGAGAGCGGCCGAAAACTTCGCAGGCGCGCGAAAGCCGCCCGCGCATGTCGGGTGTGCTCGGTATGACCGCCACCCGCACCGAATGGAACCACGACGCCGCGGAGTTTGCCCTGCGCGTCATCGCGCCCGGCTCGCTCGATCTGGTCGAGTGGTACTTCGGCGAGGCGATGCCGATCATATCGGGATGCCTGCGCGGACTCTTTGTCGCAGCGCCCGGCCACGATCTGATCTGCTCCGACTACTCGTCTATCGAGGCGGTCGTGCTGGCGGAACTGGCCGGCGAGCAATGGCGGCAGGAAGTGTTTCGCACGCACGGCAAGATTTACGAAACGTCGGCCGCGAAGATCATCGGCGCAACGCTCGACGAGTTCATGCGGCACGCCGGCTATAGCGACGCCCAGCTCGCAACGCCCGCGTGGTGGACGCTGAAACCGGCGAACCCCGGCAAGCACCACCCCAAACGGAAGATGGGCAAGGTCGCGGAGCTGGCGAGCGGATATGGCGGATGGGTCGGATCGTGGAAAGCGTTTGGCGCCGACGAGTTTCTGACCGACGACGAGATACGGCAAGCGGTCATCGCCTGGCGCGAAGCGAGCCCGGCCGTCGTCGAACTGTGGGGCGGACAGGAACGCAACTGGCGGCCGGAATTCTTCGGCATCGAAGGCGCGGCCGTGTCCGCGATCCTGCAGCCGGGCGTCGAGTTCTCGTACCAAGCGCCGAACAGTACCGACCGCGCGTCGTTCGTCATGCGCGGCGACGCGCTCTATTCGCAATTGCCCTCCGGCAAGTACCTGACCTACCACCGGCCGCGCCTGCGCCCCAGCGACCGCCGGCCGGGGACGTGGGCTATCTCGTACGAGGGATGGAACACGAACCCGAAGAATGGGCCGGTCGGCTGGATCCGGATGGACACGTACGGCCCGCGCCTCGTCGAGAACCGCGTTCAAGCCGTCAGCCGCGAGATATTCAAGATCGCGAGCATAGCGGCCGAGCGCGCGGGGTATCACGCCTCGGCGCCCGGCGGCTATCCGATCGTCCTGCACACGTACGACGAAATCACGGCCGAAGTGCCAGGAGGTACGGGGAGTGTCGAAGAATTCGAGCGAATCATGTCGACGATGCCCCCGTGGGCCGCGACATGGCCGGTAAAAGCAAAAGGGGGATGGCGTGGCAAACGATACAGAAAATAGGGACGGCGGGCCGGCATTCCCCGCGGCGTTCAGCAGTCATCAGCCCGGCATGACGCTCCGCGACTACTTCGCCGCGGCAGCATTGCAAGGCATCCTTGCGATGAACGCGAACCCCAATCTCCACCCCGACGGGCGTAGCGGTCAGGCGTATTACGACCATGGCCGGGCTGACCTGATGGCCTGTGATGCTTACCACCTGGCCGACGCCATGCTCGCGGAGCGCGCCAAGTGAGCGAAGCCGTCGACGGCCGCGATCCCGGCGAGTTCGACCGTCGCATCGTGGCGCTTTGGGCGGCCGTCTTCACGCTCGGGATTGAGGATTACAAGTACGGCAAGCGTACCGGAAAAGACGCGTACAAGGCGGCGCGCTGGCTCGAGGCGGATAACGGCTCGTTCGAGTGGCTTTGCAGTCTGTTCGACTTCGACCCGGCCATCGTGCGGGCGCGCGTCAAATGCTCCGCGCCCTGACGCTCCGATTTATGGCCGCCTGGCATCGCGTCGACGCGTATCTGTACACGTGCCGTGGAATGAACGCCGAGGCAATCGACGCGAACCGGCGGGCGTGCCGTTGCGAGAGCGCGGCCGATTTAAGGGAGTACAAACTATGACGACTCCGGTCGACGAGCCGTGCGGCGCGTGCATTGAGAAGCGCCAGGAGAGCGGCTGGCTTTGCCTCGCGTGGGGAACGCCGCTACGGTCGAACAGGATGGGGGCGATTCGTTGCTATGACTGCCGGCAGGATCCCGGCAACCGCGTCATGGTCGAGGAGGCGCTGCACCGTGACTGACACGCTCACGCTCACGCCCGAGGAACTTATCGACCTCACCGGATGGCGCCAGCCGTCCCGGCAGATCGAATGGCTGACCCGTGCCGGCGTGCCCCATTTTGTGCGCCGCGACGGCCGACCGCGCGTCGTTCGGGCGGCGTTGTTACAATCGAAGGCCGAGGAATCGAACAGGCGCCCCCGTCTGAGGCTATGAGCCGCGACCTACCGCCCCGAATGTATTGGAAAAACGGCGCGTATTGGTACGTGCGTCGGAACAAGTGGACGCGTCTGGCTCGCGAGCTTCCGGCCGCCCTGCGCGAGTACGCCAAGCTGGAAGAAATGGGCGGTGGCGGGCTCGACGAGATATTGCAAATCTTCCTTGACGACGCCGCCGGCCAGGTCAAGCCGTCATCCCTCAAGGGATACCGGATCTATGCGGACCACTTGTCCAAAGCGTTCGCCGAGTTCCGGCCGGACCAAGTGTCCGCGAGCGACGTCGCCCAATTCATGCGCGCGCACCGCGACCACCCAGCCAAGGCAAACGGGATGCGGACGGTCCTTAAGATCGCGTTCGACAAAGCGGTCCTGCTCGGACTGGCGAAGACGAACCCCGTAACGAGCGTCCCGCGCTTCAAGGAAAAGAAGCGGACTCGCTACATTACCGACGCCGAGTATCGCGCGGTGCAGGCGAAGGCCCGCCCCCTGCTTGCCGTAATCATCGAAGTGTGCTTGATGACGGGGCAGCGGATCGGCGACGTCCTCAAGATGCGCCGAACCGACCTTGACGACGAGGGCGTATTCGTAGAACAGGAGAAGACCGGGCACCGGCAGAAAATCGCCTGGTCGCCCGAACTGCGCGCGGCGATCGATGTGGCGAAGGCATACGGAGGCAACGTCAAGGGTGCGACAGTCCTTTGCGACCACCGCGGCGCCCCGGTCAAGTATTCGCGCGTGCACATGCAATGGGTCCGCGCCTGCATCCTCGCCGGGGTTGATGACGCCCATTTGCACGACTTGCGGGCGAAGGCCGGCAGCGACACGAAAGCGGAAAAAGGCGACTCTATGGCCCTGCTCGGGCACAAGTCCGAAGCGAGCCACGCGCGGTACATGCGGGGGCTCGACGTCCCGGTCGTACAGCCGACGCGCCGCCGCAAGTCTTAGACTGTCTAAGAAAATACGCCCGGAAAGGCCCGCCGTTGCAGCATTCCATAAAATGCGACATTTTTTAGACGGATTGGCCGTTTAGCGAGGCGCGGCGGGCCTTTCCGGGGGTGCGCTATCTAAGGAAAACGGGGATTTTTGAGGTTTACACACGCCCTATTTACGGGCTTCTCGGGACTTCCCTTAGACAATTCCGGCCCGCTTCGGCGGTGAGATTCGAACTTACAGCGCGCCCCTTTGCGCTCAGTACCTTACGATGGCCGGCGCGAAACTTGGGTCGCGCTTGGGGCTCGCGGTAACGACTCCTCGTGCTCTTCCTCGGGAGTCATCGGCTCGTCGTCTTCGCCGGTCATATCAGCGCGACCCGCGCCTCGCAACGTCTCGTCAGGCCGAGCAGTACGCGCCCGCCCGCCTTGTTCCACTTCCGCAGTTCGTACGGCACGTCCGACCACGCCCCGGCATTGGCGCGGCGCCGTAGGTTGCTCGATCGGAGCGCGCCGGCCCCGAGGTTAAACGCGAAGTCGATCAACGCGGCCAAGCGCTCGGGCGTATCGACGCTCGGGCAGAGTTTGACGACGGCCGGCAGGTAGCGCGTCCGCACCATCCAGCGCAGGAGCGCGTCGGCGCGCTCGCGCGTGATGGCCGGATCGTGCAACGTCACGCGCCGTCCGTCTTCGTAGTACGTCGCGCCGTAGCCAATCGTCGGCACACCGGCCGGGCAGAGGTAGGGCCGCAGGTAGCACCCCTCGAAGCGCCGGGCGAGCGCTGCGGCTACCTCGGTCGCCCGGTCGATCATTTCCCGCGCTTGCTCAAGTGCCGGTCGGCAACATAGATGCCGAGGATCGCCCCGACTAGCTCGCGGTCCCATTCGGAGAGCACGAAGCCGTTACGGAACGCCTCAAACACGATCAGCGCAGCGGCCAGCGTCGCGAGAGCCGGGCGGATCGATCCGTTCCAAGCGTCGAGCCATCCAATGCCCGTCGTATGCCCGACCGATTCGACGGCCGCCAGAAATGCCCCGGCGTCCGCTCGATCCGCGTCGGCGTCTCTCTGCGCTTCGATGACCTTTACGCCCTGCTCCGCTTGTACGCGGATCGCTTCGAGGTTGCGGGCATGCTGTGCGGCGTCCAGATCGCCCTGCAGGCGCATCCGTGCCATTTCGGTTTCGTGCTCCTGCTTCCGCGTGAAGAACGCCACGACCTCACCGAAGATCAGCCGAAAGGCGTTGCCGCCGAGAAACGACAGAATGGTAAGCATGCTATTCCCCCTTGGTCGGCCATTGGCCGTGCAACAGTCCGTAAATGATCCCGCCCAGCGTCACGAGCGGGATAGCCCACTTGGCGACGCGGCTCGCCATCCGCCCGAGCCATATTGCCGCGCGGCCCAGCTTGGCGAGCACGGCGGCGCCCGACTTAATCGTCGTCAGCATTTCGACCAGCTCGCGCGTGTTCTGCTCGACTTGCTTCGTTAGCGCCGTGTTTTCCGCGATGGCCGTCTGATGCTCGTCAAACTGCCGAGCGCCTTCTTCGAGCGAAGACGTTACCCAATTCCGCCATGCTTCGCAGGCGGGGAACTCGATCGGGCACGGGTCCGGCGTCTTCTTAGCGTTCATTTCCCTACCTTTCGTCGGGCGTCGTCAATTTCTTGGGTGTAGCTCTTGCGGCAGTGGTTCGGCTGGCCGCATAGGGCCGCCGCGCCGTCGATCAGCGCGCGCAGCGTTCGGTATGGCTGTTCGGTGCGGTATCGCCAGCACCGGGAACTGATGTACTCCCCGTCATCGCCGCCGGCCGTCGCGTTGCCGACTCGGTCATACCCTCGGGCAATCGCAAGCGCTCGGCCACTGCCGGCGGCTGCGGCCAGCGTCGCCCATACGAGCGACACTAGCGCGCATACGGCGCTCAGTACGACGAGGAGCAAGAGGCCGGCGCGGTGCTTCAAAGCGTCGCCCCGAGAATCCACAAGTCCTCAAGTTGCGTATCGCTCACGCCAAGCGCTGTCGCCATCGCGGCCACCATCGGATGGTCGCACTCGAACTGCGTGGCGAACTCCCACCAATCCTTCGTGTCCTGATCCGCGGCGGCGACAGCGGCTTCTACCGAGGCGCGCAGGCCAGCAGCCGTAAGGGCTTGTCGAATCTGGCGAGGGGAGATGATGCGGGAGGCGTCGACCTTCGCCCTACGCTTGGCGGCGGCGTTCGCTGCGATGGTGTCGGCGTCGAGGTCGAACACTTCCCACGCTTGCTCGTAGTGTCCCTTCTCAGTCAAGACCGGATCAATCTGGCGCACGCCCTGGGTCAGTAGATCGCAGGGCGGCGCGGGCGACGGGAATACCACGTCATACCCCTCGTTGTCCCAATCGATGACGGCCGGAAATGAGGTTTGTGGATGGGCTGCGCGGTACTCGGCCTCGGTGGTGATCGTGCCGTCTTCGCGCTTTCGGATAGTGGTCATGGTGGATGTCCTTTATGCGTAAGCGATGCCGCCGTAGTCGCCATTCGGCAGACCGCCATCAACGATGGTGAAGCCAGCGGCGTAGGGGTCGATGTAGTCTGTTCCTGTGACTTCGGCGGCAGTCGTGTTGAGCAGCAAGTAGGGGTCGTTGCCGGAGACGATGCCGCGCACCGTGTCGAAGATGTAGATGTCTCCTGCCGCATCGGTGCGGAACAGCATCACGAATCGAGCGCCACCGGAGAACCCGCAGTTAACGTTCAGGTCTGCGCCGGCCGTCTTCGTGACTTGGAACACCTTACTGATGCCGGCGAGCGATGCCCACAGCATGAATGCATACGTCCCACCAGCAGCATTTACATCCGCGAGCGTGCCGAGGCTGATAACGCTCGATGTCGGGTAGGTCGAGTTCCATGCGATCGCGTCAGTGACCTTGCCGGCCGGTGACGGGCAAACGATCTTTTCAGTAGCGGCGAGATACTTCGATCCGATGATCCATGACCCGGTATTGTTGCGACGCTTACCCATCCACAGTTCTGCCGCCGCCGCAAGGTTGTGCGCCTCTGTCTTGTTGGAGCCGCTGCCGTCAGTGCAGATCATGTCGAACACGCCGGGAGCGCGCTTGAAGAACCAGTTGATGTACGCGACAGCCGCGCCGTTCCAGTTGCCAAAGTTTCCGAGTGTGAATCCATCCATATCGAACGAAGTCACCGAACCGGCGTAGTTTGTTTCTGCGCCGGTATTAGACGAGTCGAGCGCGAGCGTCGAACCGCGCAGGCGGTCATGCCAGAAAGGCTCAAGGCCCGAACGCGCCTGAATCAGCGCCAAGTCCGGCGCAAACCCCACACCCGTCACCGTTGCAGCGGCGCCCGTACCATTACGCGAGATGGCGTTGAAAACCTGCGTGCCGCTCGTCGGCGGCTTGTTCGGGCGGCGAACGACGACATACGCATAGACGCCATTCTGCGTAAAGTTCGCAGCATTCGCGCCCGTGGCCGTCAGGTAGAACCGGTTAAAGTTAGCTTCCGCACCAGACGTATTAGCGCGGAGCATCATTGCCCCGTCCGATGCGCTCAACCCCCGTGCGGTATCGAAAATCATGTGATCCTCGGTACCTCCGTCTATGCGTTTCACGTAGATGTACTGAGATTCAAAACCGGGGGTTATAGTCGCAGTGCCAAACGCCGTGAGCGCCGTAAAAGTCCCGCACTGAATCAACCCGTTCGCGCTGGTGTCGTGCGCGTAGGCCTCGATGTGGTAATCGCCATCCGCAATCACGCCATCCACGAGCGTCAGCGTCGTTCCGCTCACCGTGATAGAGCCGTCCGTGGCTTCTGCGGCAGTCGTTTCTCCGATGAGAAGTTTTCCGGCAGTAAGCGAGCGATGCCACACGTACCAAGAGCCAGCGGCGTCCGTGCGCTTGACCTTGACCATTCCCGGCGCGGCCATGTAGGGCGACAGGTCGATGACCTTGTTACTGCCTACGACCTTTGTAACTTGTAGGACTTGGAAGAAGTTGTAGGCGTTGCGGAAGGACCAGGTGATAAACGGAAGCACCCCATTACAGGAGAACGTGAATCCGCTGCTCGTAAGCGACTGAACGTAGTAAGAGGCCGCTGCACCGTTCGCGCTGGTATCGTTGGTGTAGAGTTGGTTCCCAGGAACCCCTCTTGCAGAATCTTGAACACGGTGCCAATCCGTGCCTTGCCTATGTTTGGCGCAGACCATCCCGCCATAGGTCGCCAGATCAACCCCGTTGACGATTGTCGAAGTTCCGTTGATAGAGTTGAATACATAGGCGCTGAACACATCGTCAACGTAGACCGGCGGCGTCACCCCACCGAGCGCCGCAGCAACTTTCAGGGCGAGACTCACGGCTTTCCAACCTCTGCCGCGTACATCGTGCTACCGACTTTCCACAGCAGCACCCACGTATAGCCGGTCGTTGCGAGCGTCGGCGCAGAGGCCGTGCCACCGGGCTTGACCCACGTCGGATTTACCGTGGTCCAAGTGATCGAGTAGGCCGTGCCGTCGTCTATACCGAGAAGCACCCCCTGCCCGGCTTCAAAGTTGGTCGCGGCCGGCGTGCGGTTCGCGCCGAGCGCGATCGTCTGGATGTTCCCGTTCACCGGGTCGATCTCGAAGGCTGCGCCGTCCGTGATCGCGTAGGTCGTGTCCTTAGTTTCTTTGAAAGTTTGTTGCCCAGTCCATGACAGCGCGGTCGCGATGAGCGTCGCCTTGATGTTTGCCCAAGTGATACGCACAAGGATGTTTCCGGCCGCACTGTCGGAAAACGCGGCCTCATCCGCATCTACCGGTGTCGTCTTATTGCCAGAAGCATGAACAAGCGAGCCTTCGCTTTGCGCCGTGTCGCCGCTGATCATCGTCCAGTTCGTTGCGTCGCTCGCCGGGTCCGTCGCGCTTGAACTGCTCGCCGTCTTGTGTCGGTACGTGTGGAAATCGACCTGACTGATTGCCGCGTCGTTGAGTACGTAGGTATGGCCGCTGATCCATGCCGCGGCGCCGGCAGTTACGGCCGCCGCCGTAGCGCTGTTTGCCGCCGCGTTCGCTTGAGTTGTCGCCAGTGCAACTTGAGCCGCCGCCAAGGTTACTTGCGCTGCGCCGTTTGTCGTCGCAAGCGCGGCTTGTGTCGTCGCCGTAGATGCTGCGCTCGATGCCGTGCCAGCGTTCGTATTGACTTCTCCCGCCACCGTGTTCATCTGAGACGCCACGGTATTTATCTGCGTGACCATCGTCTCTTCGGCGAGCACGCGCGCCGCGGCCTTCGTAGAGAAGTTCTCGCGCGTATCTGTCGCCGGGTTTGGACCGGCGGGAAGTGCAGTGATTACCTGCGTGATTGTCGTCATTAGATGAGTCCTCGTAGTTCAATTGGCGCCGTCTTCCCGGTGTTGGTTACGGGAACTTCCCATGAGCCTAGGTAGGCATACGCCATAGACATGGCGTATTCGGAAGATCCGATAAATACCGTCGGCGTGTCGGTGTAGAGCGTCAGCAAGCGATATGCCTCATCCTCGAAGCCAGGCGAGATAGAGACTTCGAGGTTCAGCTTCTTCGCGGTCGTGCGCCGAACGAACGTAGTTCTCCCGAAAGTATCCGTCGTCGTCCCGCTGTAGCTGAGAACCCCTCCCCGCATTTCCCACTGCGTCTTTCCGAGCGTGACGGACTGCCCTACTTTCATCAGTCCGCATGCCGCCGTGGCGCCCGTGTTGTCGACGGTCACGGTCAGCGACGCCGCGGAGAACGGAGGAATGTCGGTAAATACGCAATCGGTCTTGCGCAGCAGCGGCTCATACCAGTAGTCGTACCAACTCAGCACCGGGTGGCTGTTGAGGCTGATCGTTGAAGTCCACCCGCTAATCGACTGCGTTACTGTGGCGCTCGCGGCCTCAAGATTTCCGAGGAATAACGTATTGGCGATCTGCCCAGGCGCCAGTACCGCGACGATGGTGTCGGCATTGGTCGTTTGGCTCCCGTACGTCGCGTCGAACATCGCCCGCGCGTTGGTTGATCCATAAGGTTGCCATTTCGTCGTATCGGTCAGCGCGTTTCCGACGTTGCCAGCGACGAGCGATCGATACAAAAGGTGGACGTCAGTGCCGATGCTGCTCACGATGTCATCCGCGGCATACGTCGCCACGTTGCTATATGCGGCATAGACGACCCCGAGTGCCTTCCACCACGTCGGCGAGCTTGCCGGCGTGTTTCCGGTGTTCGCGTTCTGAAGCGACTCATAGACCGTCTGCACGGTCCCTACCGTCGTTCCGGCGCGGTCGCCGAGCGCGTAAGTTGTGCCGCCCGCGTAGGCAGGGACGGTAGCCTCCGGAACGCTGACGCTCGTCAGCACAGCGTCGGTGATGCTGATAGCTCGAAGGATCTGGAAATCAGCAGCGCTCACAATGTCGCCCTCGCAGGTGCCGGGCCGATGGCGTCCGACTTCTCGGTGATGTCGGCAATTCGCTTGTTCGTCCCTTTTATCTCTTCCAACTCTCCGCGGGCGTTGGCAAACTCAGCACGCAGCGCCCGCATTTCCGAGATCATTTCCGCGTTGTCTGAGGGCGCCAGCGCGCGGCGCGTGTCATCCGCAGACCAGATCCGCGCCGGGCCAGTGGCTTCCAGTTCCGGCCCATACTCGCCGACGAGACGCAGACCGCCCGCGTGCATACCGCCAGCGCCGAAGTGCGGCAGGCCCCGCGAGTCCGCCCAACTGTTCGCCGTTCCCGGCGCCCAGCGCATCGCGCGGTCGAGTTGCGCGGCCGTGACGTTGTTTCGAACGGCCGTGTCGTACAGGTAGGTCAGGGAATCGTTGCCCGTCCCATATGCGGTCGCGTACTGTGTGACGGCCGAATAGATGGTCGCATCGCTGATGCTCGTATTCTCGGGGCGCGCGGACGTCGCCGTCGCGGTCGCACCGTTGAACGTCCTGACCGCATTGGCCAGCGATACGACGGCGCTGCTTATCCCGTTGAGCGCGTCGACCTGCCGCTGCGCGCTGGTCAGGATGCCGTCGAGCCGTGCTATCTCCGCGTCGAACCCGGCCCGCAGGGTAGTCGCTTCCGAGTTGAGCGCGTCGAGCGTCCGCTGCGCTACCGTGGTCTGATTGTCGGTCAATTCGCCGAGCGCGGCGATGTCATTCGCCGTGCGCTGGAAATCTCGCTGGTAGTCGGCAAACGTCGTGAATAGAGCCTCGCTCGGCTGCTGAATAGCCTTCAGCGCCGGCTGCAACTGCTCCGCAGTAGGAAGCACGCCACCGGCCCGAGCGATTGCCAGCGCGGCGGATAGCTGCGCCTGCGCCTCGGCTCGGCCAGGACCAATACCAATCGTGTCCAGCGTCGAACGCAGCGCGCCGGACAGCGACGTAAGGCGAGCAATCGAGGCGTTGACCGTGTCGATCCGCGATGCGATGCGCGCCGCCGCCGTTTCGTACGCCGCCGTGACGACATCCTTTTGACCCTGCACCGAGCGCTTGAGCACATCGAATGCGCTCGACACTGCGCCCGCGATACGCGCCGCCGCTTCCTTCGCCGCTTCGGCCGCGTCCTGCTGGGCGAAGACCTCGCGCATGAGCGCCTTGGTAACGTCGTCCGTGACAGCGGCCAGTTGATGCTGCCGGTCGAGTTCCTGCTGCGTCACGCGGCCGGCCGCAACGTCCAGTTGCTCCTGCCACGAAATGCGCTGCTGCGTGATACGCACGAAGGTCTGCGTCAGCGACTCGCCGGCCTGCTGCAACGACGCGACGTTAGGCAGGACGTTCGTTACGAGGGCATCCGAGAGCGCCGCCAAGGCGGCGTTGATCTCGTTCGCTAGCCCCTTGCCGGTTTCGCCCTGCGTCGTGTAGCTGACTGACGACAGGCCCGAGGTATCGAGGCCAATCGAAGAGGCCAGCGAGCCAACCGTGGCGTAAAGGCCGGCGATCTGCGCGTTCAGCGCGGCCTGCGCCGTTGCGTCGAGACTGGAGGGGCTATCGCCTCCCCACCAGTCCGTCGGGCTCGAGCCCGTGAAGTTTTGAACGGCACCGGAGAAGCCCGACGGCCCGAAGGTGCCGCGGATGCCTTGCGCTTGCAGTGAGGCGGTACGGTCAGAGCCGCCACTGAATGCGCCGAGGGCGCCAAGGGCTGCGACACCCAGCCCGATCGGCCCGAGCACCGCGGCGAACGATGACCCCATGCCGGCCAGCGCCGCAGAGCCGGCCTCCATCATGGTCGCGCCCTCGCCCATCATCGTCGTAAAGGTCGACGCCATCGTGCCCATGTTGGAGAGCGCCGTACCGAACGACGGCAAGCTCGACAAGCCGATCATGTTGGACGCACTCGACAGCAGAGACTCGCCGCCGGACGCGCCGGCCGCCGTCGCGCCAAACGCTGACGACGCCGCAGCCGTGCCGCTCATGGAAGCGGACAGATTGATGATCCACTTCTTGACGGTGAGTTGGTACAACATGTCCCATATCGCCGACTTGATCGTCGCGCCGATACGCTTGAGCGAGCCGATACCGTCGCGCTCAATATTGCCCCACGCTGAGTGCGCGGCCTGCTCTACCGATTTCCACTGCTCGCCCTGCGCCTTCACGGCGTCAAGTTCTTTCGTTGCGGCGGATGCTTCACTCATGGCGCGCTTGCGATCCTCGAGCGCGGCGATGTGAGCGCGGATCGCCGCCGTCGCGTCGGACTCGACGCCATTCTCGGTCAGGATGGAGAGCTGCCGCTGATCGCTGGCGATCTGGTCGTCGACGCGCGATTGCCGTAGCAGGGTCAACGCCTCGTTTGACAGGCCCATTTCCGCCGTCTGTTCGCGCATTGAGCGCGTCGCGTCTTGCACCGCCTGCGTATCCTTCTGCACGGCTTCGATGCCGTCGGCGTACCGTGCCTCGGCGTTCGTCTGCAGCTTGATCCACTTGTTCTTTTCGTCGTTCGCCTTCATCGTCGCGACGGCCTCGACGAGCAACGCCTGCGCCGTCGCCGTACTGATGCCGGGGTGCAGCTTCTTTATCTCGTTCAGCTTGGCCGTCGTTTCCGCTTGCATCTTCTGCGCGTCGGTCAGCTTGATGTCGTGGTCAAGCTCGACCTTTGCGACGTCGATCTTTTCGCGCAGGGAGGCGGTCAGGCTCTTGTACATTTCGTCGCCATGCTTCGCGCGCTTCGTCGCTTCCTCGGCCGCCTTAGCCGCCTTCTCGTCCGCTTCGGCCTGCGCCCGCGATGCGGCGCCCGAGGCGATGCGCTGCTCCTCGGTCTGCTTTCCGGCGGCGACGACGACCGCCGTCGTGCCCATGATCTTCTTCTCGAAGGCGTCGAGCGCGGCGCGTGCGGCGGCGTTGTCCTCGCGCAGGGCCGCGTCGATCTGCTTGACGCCGTCGAAATTCAAGTGAGCCGCCGCATTGATCGCTGCCGCGGCACCGGCAACGGTGCGGCCGATCTGCGACCAGACGAAAAGGAAATTAGCGCTAAGGACCGCCGCCGTCTGGATGGCGGTCTTGAACGCTCCGTCGAACGCCTTGCCGGCCGTCGCGATCTGACCGCCGTCGCCGCCCGCCTTGTCCAGTTCCTTGTTCGCATCCTTGAGCGCGTCGGTCAGCATGAATACGCCGTCGGCCAGTGCGGGCAGGGACACGCCGCCGGCCTTGACCTTGAAGTCTTCCCAGTAGCGCGTAAGTGACGTTATCGCCTTGCCGGCGGTCGTCATGGATTCTTCATAAATGCCCTGATACCGCGCCGCCTCGGTCAGTACGGCGTTCGTGCGCGCCTGCACCTTCTGGTGCTCGGTCAGTTTCTCGACTGTGGTGCCGAGCGAGGCCGCCATGCGCTTATAGCTCGCCTCGAAGCTGACGTTCAGCCCGAGCGTATGGAGGATTTCGACCTGGCCGGACTTGAGCCCGTAGATCATCCGCCCAAGCGCTTCGGAGGAGTTGATATTGCCGACGACGGCCAGATCCTGCGCGGCGCGGCCCAACTTGGCGGCGTTCGCAAGGTCAATGTTCGCCGTCGCGAGCTGGGTCAAGGAATTGCGCGACTGCAGCATCGAAATGCCGGAGCGCTGCAACGCCTTGGAGTATTCGTCCATTTGCACGGCCGTATATCCGGCGTTGTTGCCGGCGACACGCATGACGATGCCCATCGTCTCGTACCGAGCGGCGAGCATCGTCATATCTTGGATATGCTGGGCGATCTTCCACGCCCCGTAAGCCTTGACCAGATCCCCGTAGACCTTGCCGAGCACTTCGGTCGCGCTCGATAGCTTCTTGGTTGCCTCCTCGGCCTTGGCGCCCTTGGTCGCCAAGTCGTCAAGCGATACGCCCGCTTCCTTGACCTGGCGCGAGTCGATCGCAATGCCGAGCGAGGCGATATCAACGGTCATTGCTGCTGCGCCTCCATGTAGGCGCTATCGAGCGCGCGGAGCGTGCGCCGATCCCATAGCGACATTTCGACGCCTTCGACCCAGCAGAAATCGCGCATGTGTTGAGCGGTGATGCGCTTCGGACGACCCATTTCTTCCCGCTCCCTTTCTGCGTCAAGCGCCACAAACCAGCCCCACACATGCGCCGCCAAGCTGGGCAAGGGCGGCGCGTCTTGCAGCAATCGCGGCGGCGTTCCTGATTGCCGCCACTTGCTCTCCAAGTGCTCCCGGAGTGTTGCTCCATCTTCCTGCCGTGCGTTAAGCTGAAACTCCGAGCGGGCGAACGCGACAACCTGCTCGCTCAGATCCCGATAAAATTTTCGACCGCATCCGACGCCTGCGTGACTTGAGCCGCGATGTTCTGATTGCTCCGGCACAAGCGCAGCGCGTTTTCGGGCGACCAGGCGTCCGAGATACCGCGCCAGCCGACGAGCCGCACAGCCGCCAAGCGCTGACCGAACTCGACGTCGTTCTCGAAGGGCTCGAATTCGATCTTCTTGGCGCCGACGCCGATCTTCTGATTGATTTCGCGCGCGGCCTTGCGGCGGCTGCGTTCGTCCATCAGGCGGGCGACTTCCTTCGTGACCGTCTCGGACTGGCCGCCGAGCACGGAGAGGAAGATGCCCGAGCCATCGCCGGAGGGCGTGATGTACTCGAACTCGAAAGGCTTGTCGCTCGCCTTGCGGGCGTCCAGATCGTCGAGAGATACGGTTGTGCTCATGTTCGGTTGCTCCGGGTTGGGGTTGAGGTAGGGGCGGTCGTTACTTGCCGGCGGGGCGCTTGTCGAGTCCCTTTTCGGCCAGCAGCGCGGCGACGTCGTCGACGTGCAGGCAATCGCACATGCAGGCATATGTCGAATGCCCGCCCTCAGGCACGATGTTGCCGTTGCAGTACTCGTTACCGGGCGTCGCGTCCGTCAGCGTGCCGAAGGCTTCGATCTTTCCGTCTTGAGTAGAGATACGGACGACCATGTCGCCGTTCTTTGCTTCCCTGCCGTTTCGGTAGTGCATGCCCTGCTCCTCTTGGTAAGTGGCGGCCGGCGCCTGGCTTCTCACGGGATAGGCGCTTGCGCGCCTTCGCCGGCCGTTGATCGTTAAGCCGCTTGGCTGTCCTGAATCATTACGATGGTCTTGTCGAACGCGAGCGCCGTACCGCCCGCGCCGTTGATTTCGGCGGTAAAGGGGTACGTGCGCGTGATGACCTTCTCGCCGTCGTCGGGGGCGTCGCCCGTGAAGGCGACCTTGCCCATCGTGATCCCGACGAAATCCGCCGTTGCGGCACCGCTCGCCGTCGATACGACGGCAAGGGACACCTTCGTCTCGGCGTCGAACAGGGCCGAAAGCGTCGCGTTATCGAACATCGCCGAGAACGTGCCGGACACCTTGATTTTTCCTTGATTGACGTCGGGCGAGACGTTCGATCCGATCGACGCTCCAATCGGCGTGATGCCACGATCGAGCGTGACCGTGCAGGAAGTCACGTGATCGACGAAGGCGCCGTTCGCGTAAATTGCACCGTGCAGCGCCTGTACGACATCGGTCGTCGTCTCGGCGGTCGGGCTCGTGAAACTCTGCGCCGTGCCAAGCGTGCGCGTGCCCAGCCCGACGATATCGAACGCGGCCGAGGCCGGGCCGGCAGCGGGCAGAGAAATCTGCACCTGATTGACCTTGCAGTCGGGGAATACCTCAGACTTGCTGATATCCGAGTACCACTCCTCGAACGTGAAGAAGTCGTTCGTGTGGCCGGTCAGCGGCACCTTTGACACCTTGCCGACGACGGTAAACGTGACGTCGTCGGACACGCCGCCGGCATCGGCGACGACCGGCGAGCCGTCCAGCATCAGGCCCGTCATTACGCCGGCCGTGAGCGAGGTAATCCAGAAGTTGCGGGCGTTGTTGGCACTCGACCAGCCCGTCCAGCGGCCGACCATGCCGACCTTGAGTCCGGCGGTCAGATAGCCCGCCGAGGCGTCGGTAAAGGTGCCGGCGTTGCCTGTCGTCACGGCGGCGACAACGTCCGTGCCGGCGGCATAGGGCGTGACGGCCGCGAAGTCCGCCATCAGCGCGCCGGCCATCAGCTTCGAGTAGGTGCCCGACGACAGATTGCCGTCCAGCTTGCCGCTCGATTTCTTCTGGCCGTACGTCAGGCCGGTCGACATGCGATGCGACGTAATCTCGTCGTTCTCGGTCGTGTCACGCGTAGCGTTAAACACCGAGGTCTTGCGGCGAAGGATCTGACCGCCAGCGCCGACCAGCGGCGTGCCGAGCCCGACCTGCTTGCCGAAGGCGGTAACTTTGTAGAGCCCTTGTGCGGGAGAAGTCATGGCGTGATTCCTTTATGCAATGATGTTGGAGACGAAACGGCACTTGACCGGCACAAACCAGCGATCCCCGTCAGGCGTGCCGGTGCCGACGTCGGGCGTATGCGTAATGCTGACCGTCACGCCGTCTTTGGTGAACGACGCGCCGCGCTTGAATGTCGAGCGCAACAATTCCGCGCGCGTCGCCGCCGCGGACGGCCCGGCCTGCAACGGGTAGTAGAGAGAGATTTGGAATATCCCCCGCTCGCGGTGCGACGAGCCGTATTCGTCGTTATCCGGCGTCGCCGGCAGGAGGTAGGCGGCTTGATACGGCACGCTCGACGCCGGGGGCGTGAATGACGCGTTCTCGTACGCGGTCGCGATGGCCGGCGTCATCGCGGCGAGCGCGGTTTCCAGTGCGGCGCGGACCTTTACGATGCTCATGCCCGCGCCGCCTTGTCGACGTACTGGCGCCAGCCAATGACGGTCAGGCCGACCATGCCCTTCGGCGCTTGTGAGGAATGGCCGTCCTCGAGTCGGCGCGCGTAGGGAAGGTTGTTGACGAGGTAGTGCACGCCGATCGCCGGGGCCGCGCTCACGCCGGCCAAGATGCGACGATTCGATGCACCGCCGCTCGGGTCGATATCGGGCAAGGTGCCCGTCGCCGGAGCGTCAAACTGGTACTGCCAATTTGCGCGGAACCGGCCGCCGACGTATCCGGGGGGCGGCGGGCTCGACCAAAGCGTCGCATCGCCGACCGGCGAGCGCTCGACCAGCTCTTTGCCGATGTCGAGCACCACTTTACGGACGACCGTGTCCGAGGCCAACTTGGCTTTCTCGGTGAACGCGCGAAGGTCGAGAGCGAAGCCCATCGCTACGTCCGCAAGTGCAGATCGAAGAGGACCGGCGTACCGGCGGGATTGACCTCTTTGATATTGACGACCGTGTACTCGACGCCGCCGATGATGTAGTGGTCCGTCATCAGCACCGGGCCGGTCGCGTCGAGCAAAAGACGCTTGTCGCCCTGCTGGATGAGCGCACCGTTTTGCAGGGTTGCGCCGGCTTGCTGCAGATCGAAATCGAACGCTGCGCCGAAGCGGGGCGTGTCGGCCGTCGTGTTCGCCGCCGTGCCTGCGGTTGGGTCGTACGTACCGGCAGTGGAGGCGCGACGCGTCACGACCTGGCCGTTCTTGCGAAGGGCTCGGGTTGCCGCGGCGGCAGCGTTGGCGTAATTGGTCACGCGCGCACCACTTGCACGGTATTTGCGCCACCCTTGAGGTACGGCGCGAGGAGCGCGTCGACGGCGACGTAACGCACCGTCTGCGGCGTGTTCTTGTCATACTCCGTCTCGAGCGGGCCGACCTTCTCGCGCGTCACGCCCTGCCCCAAGTCGCCCAGCAAGTCGCCGGCAGCGGCGCGCAGGGCCAGCTCGGCGCATGCACGCTTGGCCTCCTCGGGGACGATCGTATCCGCCACAAGGTACGGATACGTTCCGACGATCCCGTGGACGAAAGGCTCGAGATAGACGAAAGAACGCGGCCAGTCGAGCACCTGCGTCCCGTCTTTCCGGTATCCCTTCCACCGCGCCCGGTAAATCTGCGTCATGTAGTCGGTCGCCTTCCGCAGCGCCTGCTCGCGGAGCGCATCAGACGCCAGCGCACCCCACGCCGCGTTTCCGCGGTTCCCGTGGTACGTGGACGCGTCGGCGACGCTGATATACGACTCAGCGCCCGCGACGATTGCTCCGGTTTCGACGATGAGGCTCATGACTGGCAGGGGGGGGAATGGCCGTCCTCGGACACCCGCCCCTTGTTATCGGTGCGGAGTGTGGCGACCGATGAGGACACGGCTACGCCGACTTGGCGAGTTCTTCGGCCGCTTTGACTGCAGCGGCCATGTCTTCGGACGACGGCTCGGACTTGCCGGCCTTCGCACCCTTGCCAGCCGGCGGCGTCTCGACGGCCGGCTCGGGGGCGGTCGGGTCTTCCGCCGTCCAGCGGCCCGTGGCGATCAGCTCGCGCGCATCGCACGCGTCGACCTGGCGCGAGTCGCCCGTCTTCTTGTGGAAAATCGTCTGCATTTACTTGTCCCCCACTTTGAGCCAAGCGATAGTGATCGTCCCGGTGAACGTGCCGGTCCCGGCCGTGTGGGTCGCATCGTCGGCGATTGCGAAATTCAGGAAGACCGGCGCGGGAGTCGCGGTGCCGTCGAAGACCCGGGCGCTCGTCTCGGTCAGTTGCGTCGCAACGCTCACCGACGAGATTGCCGCCACCTTCGCCGCGGCCGTCGCGTTGGCCGTCGATTGCAGCCAGGTCGCCTCCCCGGCGACGAGCGTCGCGCCCGTCGTGGCTACGACTGAGCCGAGCGCGTTGACGCCAGTGAACGCGTCGATAAACGTGCCGGTAACGCCCATCGTCAGCGAGCCGGACACGATCGCGCCCAGCGAGCAGATGAGCCCCTCGGGGAAGGTGTAGACCTGCACGCCGCCGTACTGCGCCACGCCCGCATCGTCCGCCACGGAGAGCGGGACGCCGGTGCACGTCAGTACGGTTTTGTGGATCAGGCTGTCGCCGTACTCGGTCGCCGTCACATACGCGGCGACTGCGGCGGGGACTTTCCCGACTTCCTCGGCGAGCGAGTCCGCGTCGAGGTCGACCGTTCGGGTCTGCTTGACGTTCGCATTGACTGCGACGGCGACCTCTACCGTGCGGGACATGGCTTAATTGTCCTTGGCGATGAATGCGGCGAAGTTGATGCCGGTCGCGATGTTGCCGGCGATCAGCGTCGACAAGCGCACGTAGCGATACAGCGTGCCGCCTTCTTCGTTGCGGAACGGGATGACGTAGCGGCCGGCGGCGGACAGTGCGGCATCCATCGGAACGACCAGATTGCCGAAAACCTTCTTCGCCAGGCATACGCTGCCGCTCGTCATGGCGGCGACGTTCGAGCCTTCGAGCGAGACGGTGTAAATCTCGTCCCCGCTGCCGATTTCGCAGGCGCTCAGATCGATAACGATGTAGCCGTCGACCAGACCATTGCCGAGGTCGAGGATTGCTTCGTCGTGCGAGGCGGCGAGCAGGCCGGCGGCCTTGAGCGAAAGATTCGCATCGTACGTAAATTGCCCGTATTGGTTTGCCATTTGTTGGGTTCCTTGTGCGAGGAGTTCCGGGCCGCTGCGTTGGGAGCGGCCCGGTCTTGCGATTACTTGACGATGGCGAGGTTGCCGATGTGCTTGATACGGGTCACGGCGCGGCCGTTGTAAATGGCGATGCCGTTGTACCACTCGACCCGAGTGCGGAAGACCGGCGCCGTCTGCAGTTCGCCCAGGTCGCGCACGTCGATCGTGCCGTTCTCGAGGCCGGTCAGCGCTTCGGGGCCGAACGATGCGACGTAGATCGAAGTCGCCGTATCCGTGCCGCTGTACGCAGCCTCGGTGAACGGCAGGATCTGATTGCCGTCGTTGTCCAGATCGAGCGCCAGAATCGGAAGATCGTTGTACATCGCCACGCGGCGGCCGAGAGCGTCCTGCGTGTAGGTCACGTAGCCGAAGACGGCCGTATCACGGGCCGCAGCGGTGAACTTGCGCCGCATGGCCTTGGACATGATCAGGTGCGTCGGATTGAGCGTCTGATCGATCGCCTCGTCGAGCACTGCCAGCGACAGCGCGGCGCCGTTTGCGGTTGTGCCGGCGCTGATGACCTGACTACCGACGGTGCGGACTTGCAGGCCGTCGAATTCGCGCGGATCACTCGCCGTGTCGCCCTTGATGAACTTGCGCGTCCAGGCGAGGCCCAGCGCGCGGACCTTCATGGCCTCGTGCACGGTGCGTTGCTTCGCGCCCTGCGTGTCGACGATGAACTTGTCGACGTCCAGATCGCCGCCGGCGATGACCAGCGCCTCGGTCTGCGGGTTCAGGATGCCGGTGGACGGCGTGTAGGACTCGTTCACCCCGCGGAAGCCGACGCCGGGATAAGCGCCCTCGCGGTTGTACTTGAGTGCGTTGCCGGTGATCGGCTCGAACGGGAGGTTCGTCAGAATGTCGGACGAGCCCGCGTACAGTTCGATGACGCCGGATTTGTAGACGTCGCCGGTTTCCAGTTTTGCTGCTTCGACCAGGGTCAGGCCCATGATGGGTTCCTTACGTTATGTTTTCGTGGCCCGGCCCGCATCCATCCGCGCAGTCGGGGACAGCTTCATCGCCTCAGCCCCCGTGACCGCTGCTGCACCGCCGAGAGCCCCGCCCCCGCCGTTCTGCGCCGCTGTCACGAAGTGCTTTCCTTCGTCGCCCGCCGCCCATTCCTTGACGTAGTCGCCCAGCGCCTTGTCCCCGACCTTGGCGATCCGGTTCTCACCGTCCGCCACGATCTGCACACTGCCCCGGAGCATCGCCTGCGCCGCCTTCAAGTGGACCGCGTTCGTTACGCCATGCTTCGTCAGTTCGCCCACGAGTCCGTTGTCGATCAGCAGTCGCTGCGTAAAGCCCGATTCGTCCGCGAGCTGCTTGGCGGCGGTTTCGGCGGCTTTCGTCGCGTCCTTCGCCTGCTTCTGCGCTGCGGCCAGTTCGCCGGTCAGCTTGTCGACTTGGTCGGCAAGTGCTTGGTGCTCGGCGGGGTCAATTTCGGCCCCTCGCTTGGCTTTATTCAGCTTCCCTACCAGTTCCTTGTTTTTCTCGACAAGGCCGGTTGTTGCTTCTTCGACAGCCGCGGCAATCGCGGCCTTTACTTCCGGGTCGTTCGCGTCAAACGTCATGGGTTGTCCTTTGGACGATTGGTAGGGCTTGGCCCCGAATCCGAGGGCGGGCATTACCCGCCGTGCATGCGCGTTGTACGCCGTGCGATATCGCACGTCAAGAAATAATTGCTTTTGCGATATTTTCGGCTATGATATGGCGCATGGATCGCGGAATACTGCCCCTCCTCGCCGAACAAGCCGGATTTACGCTACGGCAGCGTGTGGCGTTACAGGCCAAGCTGCAGCGATTCGCCGAGCTGGTCGAGCGATCCGAAGCGCCGCCGCCACGCCGGCCAGAAGCTCCGGCGAGTCGGTTTACCCCTGAGTCCGAGCGCCCGGTACGCCTCGTGACTTGCGTAGAATGCGAGCATGAGTACGACGGAGCGCGTAAGGCACGCTGCCCCGCCTGCGGCTCATTCATCAGAAAGGATGCAACGTCATGAGCGACCGTCTTACTTTGGAAATTGACTGCGACCGGGGAACCGTCACAGCGTCAAACGATTTGATGGACTCCCGAGAGCTGGGCCGGGCGCTCGAAACGTCCAAGGCGTCACTTATCGCTCAACTGCTGCTCCCCGAAATCCGCCGCATGATGCAAACGCCGAAAGCGGACCTGATGCGCGAGCACCTGGCGCTGCTGCAAAAGGACGCGGAGTAATGGGGCACTCGAACCGGAAATCGAAGCGCCGGATACGAGAACTCAAGGCACCTAAAGCGCTCCGCCCGATCGACTGGAAAAACGGAGTTTCCTACGAAGTCGGCGACCGCGTCATTCTCCGCGGCGAGGAGGTCATCATCGTCGGCACAGGAAATAGCGAGTATCTGCCGCGCCCCGACTAGCCGTACTTAGCCCATAGCGCCTCGAGCGTCAGCGGCCGCCCCTGCCCGTTGACCAAATCCTGCAGGGACAGGCGCCCCTCGCGCCACAAATCCGCCCGCCCCGGCCCGAGGACGTCATTCGCCACGCTGGACGGCTGGCGGTCGAGCCATTGCGCGAACGTGGTCGACGCCGATACCGGCCCGTTGCGGCTCGCGCGCATCCCCTGCGGCGGCTCGGGCATATCGCTCCCCAGCTCGCGCCAGGTCTTCGTATCGGGGACGATGACGCATCGGTCGTTGAAATGGATCGGCGGCACGCGCCAAACGATGGCGTGCCCGATCGGCTGGCCGCCCGGCCGCCAGCGCAGATCCGCACGAGCTGCGCAAGCTGGGCATACGTGCCCGTCAAGCGCCGTCAGCCAGCGATAGGCGGCGATCAGGTCTTGATTCTCGCGGAACGTCGCCATGCGCGCCTCGTTCGCCACCGTAGCGACGCCCGTCTGCACGAGCGCCGCGGCGTTGCGCCGGGAAATATCCATAACGCCGGGGAAGCCGGCACGGCCGGCGATCCGGTAAATGATCTGCTGGTTCGTCTCGTTCGCCGCCAGCCCTTGACGCACCGCCGCGGCGAAGCGCCAGGCCGTATCGTCCGCCTGCCTCGCCCACCACGCGCGCTGCGTCGCCCCTTGGATCAGAATGTCGTCGGCGAAGGCGGACAGATCCGGCGCGGTCGGCGTGATGCTCGGCGGTACGCCGGCCGCCAGCGTAACGACCGCTGCAGCCGCGGCGACGGTCGGCAGTCCGTTCGTCGTGGCGCTCATGGCCGCCGCCGCCTCGCCGTAGCGCTGGGCGATCAGGTCGCGCGCCTCGGCGAGCAGTGAATCGACGCGCCCCCGATTGACGACGGCCGCCGCCAGCTCGCGCTGCAGCTTGTCGAGCACGGGCTGCACGCGGGCGCGCGTCTCGGCGTCGAGCCGCAGGACGTCGAGCTGGAACGCTATCGAGGAGTCGACGGGCACGCTACGCCCCCGCCGCCACGACCGGCGCGGCCATCTTGGGCGGCTGCGCCCCGATACGCGCCTGCTCCTCCTCGAACGTGACGTCAGGCTCGATCACTTCGCGCGCCTGCAGATTGTCGAAAAGCACCTGATCGGAGATAGCCCCGGCCTGCCACGCCCCGACAAGCGCCGTCAATTCCTGCGCCGTCATGCCCGTGGGGGCGAAGTCGCGGCAAATCTCGTACTTGACCGCGGACGCGTCGGCGCCGGCCCATTGTGCAAACCAGCCGAGCGCCCGAGTCATGCCGAGGCTAATCGTCTGAGCCATCGAAGCGAGTAGCGATTCCTCGCCCTTGCGATGCTGGGCGACCGTTTCGGCCGTTTCGACCTTGGCCTTCTGCGCTTCGAGCATCCGGGCGCCGAGGACGGCCATCTGCGTCTTCTTGTCTTCAAGGTTGAGCCGCAGTGCCTCGAACGTGCCGGACGTCTCGACGAAATACGCCTTGGCGTCCGACTGAGGCAAGCAGTTAGCGGACGGACCCCCGATGTAGATTTTCGACGCCGACTCGCCCGGCGTTGCGACGGCTGGCGAGTACCCCGAAATGAACAGCGTCGGCAGGCCGGAGAAATGGCACCCGTGCTCGTAGTCGGCGCTGACGGTGTAGTGGTGCAAGTTCATGTCGACTAGGTCGATCAACGGCGGCTCGTCAATCTCCGGCCCGACGCAGTCCACGCCGATGATGGCGAACGGGATAAACGGCATCGGCTTGCTGTCCATCAACGGGAAGACGTCGCCGCCGACCTTCTCATCCTTGCCGTTGGAATCGATACGATAGACGCGCTGCCGGTACCACACGCCCGCGCGCCCCCCGACGATGCCCGCCGCCAGATCGAGCACGCGGTACCGTGTCTCGGTCACGTGCGCGAACTCATCGCCGCCGGTTACCTCGACCTGTTCGACGAGCACCGCCTGCGATAGAACCGAAGCGTTGCCAATCCGCGTCACTCGCCAGTTGATGATTGACTCGGCCGGGTACATTTGCAACGTCGGACGCAGCCCCGCCGCGGCAGCTTGGGCGACCGTCACGCCATCTGCGGCCGGCGCTTGGGGGTGATCAACGAGCACGCCGACGCGGCCCACGGTGAGCCCATCCGCGACGATCTTCTGCGCAAACGTCGTCAGCGGATCGCCGGCCATGTTCACGTCGTCGAAGTATCCCTTCGGCCCGGCCGGCGCTTCGATCGTCTCGGGCTTGCGGAACATCATGCCCCTCAGCCCCGCGATCGTCCGCCAGGTCGCGTTAAAGAACGGCGTTCGAGCCAGGCGCGCGGCGTACGCCTTGCCCTCCTCCTCGGCCAGCTTGGGCAGGTACGTCTCGCCGGCCGCGTGAATAGCCGCCTCGCCGGCCGCTGCGTCGCGGCATTTCTTCCACTTCCCCACCATCGCATCGTATGCCGGGTGGTGCGTGCGGACGCCTTTGTTCGTATCGCTCGTGCTCATCATGTGCCCCCTACTCGTACCCGAACCATCGGGCGGATAATCGGAAATTCGTACGCGATCGGATAGCCGCTCGCATCGTTCTGGTGATCGAAGCCGGACTTCTTGTCGGGCTCGCCGTTCTTGTCGTACGCCTGCTGCTCGAAGCACGAGGCGACGGTCGGACAGGCGCGCGAGTTGACCCAAAGCTGACCGCGCTCGAATTGGCGGTTGACGGAGAGGATGCGGTCGCGGACGGCTGGATTCGTGCCGTTCGCCCGTACCTCGAACCCGGCTTGCTGTAGCACGGCGATATCAGACTTCGACGCGTCGACCGTCTTGCGACTCGCCCCCGACGCATCGGGGTAGATGACGACCCGGCGCTGCGCGTCGTTGAGGATGCGCCAGCGCCCCCGGATCGCCTCGACCATCGCGGGCGTATCGAACACGTCGCGCAGTTCCGCTACGGCGTGCCATCCGTTCGGGCGCAGGACGTAGATCGTCGCCGCCATCTTGCCGACGTTGAAATCCATGCCGATAAATAGCGGCTCGCCTGGCTGGATCGTCTCGTTCGACTCGTGGCGCGTGCGGTTGTACCCGCGATAGACCGTCCCCGTCGTCAGGTTGCAGAATTGGCCGTCGATATACGCGGCGACCAGCTCGGCCGGGTACGTCTCGAACAGCGTCGGGATGTAGTCGGGCGGCAGGTTCGCCGCATTGGCGCGCGTGCTCGCCTGCACGATGCCGTAGTTGCGCGCCTTGTCCGGCTTCTCTGCGACGTCCGCGACGAACAGCTTATGCGTCGTACGGAAGCCCTCGGGCGTCGTCGTGACGTCCGCGCCGTTGCCCGCGTTCTCCCAACGCAGGCGCGCGATGATCTTCCGCCACGCCTTCATCGCCTTGGCGGGGTCGAGCACGTCGAACTCGTCGATCATCGCCCGACCGATCTTGAAGCCGACGATGCGATCGGGATGCTCCATGCTGCGGCAGATCGTCGTACCGCGATAGACGCGGCCCGAGTAGAAGTCGACCTCGTGCACGCCTTCGCGCACCTTGACCCGCAGTCCGAGCCCGTGCGCTACCTCCTCCACGGTCGGATAGAAAATGTCGCGGATGTGCGGATACGTGGGGGCGAAGTAGCCATACGACACGCGCGGCGACTGCCAGAAGTGCGCCCCCATTGCCGAGCAACCGGCCCAAGTCTTCCCGCTGCCGAATCCGCCGACGTACGCGCGGAACTTGTTCGGCATTTGCAGGAACGCGGCCTGCGGGACGTTAAGCGCTGGCATCGGGTACGCTCGCGTCGACGACCGTAAATACGATTTGCTTCGGCTCCGGCGCCTCGCCCTCGGACGGGTCGGCGTCGCGCAGCATGCCTTTGTGGCGCATGAGCAGTTCGAGCGCCTTCGCAGGGTCGACGCGCTTGATCTTGAGCGCGCTCCCCCACTGGCCCGGCTTCTCGGACACTTCGACGACCATCGCCGCCTCGTCCTCGGTCAGTGTCTCGCTGTCGTAGAGCCGCACGCCCCGCTCGCCCCACGCGGCCAGGCTGCGCGTATCGCCGAACGCCCAGCGCTCCAACTGGCGCACGATCATGTCGCCGGTAATCTCGGTGCGGGCGTTGCGTTTCTCCGTCAATTCGACGATGCGCTCGTAGATGTGAGTTTTTGCGAGCAACTGTCCGCCGATCGCCCCGGCGCTTTCTTCGCTATAACCGGCACGACGAGCGGCGGCCGACGCGTTAAGGTCGACAAGGTATTCGCGGCAGAATCGCTCTTGTTTGGGGGTCAGCGTTTTCACGGCATGCGATATATCACGGGCATGCAACAGGGGCAAGAAAAACCTTTGGCCCACAGCGGCCCGCAGCGGCCCACTACCTGCGGGCCACCCTAACTATCTGTTTTATAGTAGTAATGTACCCTTTGGCCCACTGGCCCACAGCTTTCTCTATCCCCATACGTAGGGTATATATGGGTCTATATGTATAGGGTAAATAGACATATATCGTATAAACATATACCGTTCCTATAGTGGGATTGAAAAGCTGCGGGCTGCGGGCCAGTGGGCCAAATACCGCCCAAATCGCGCGTAATCAACGACCTATAATTTCGCGTTTGGCCCGCTGCAACATATTGACAGTAACCGCCATATAATATAGTCTTCGAGATAGGAGGAAATACGGGTATGGAACGATCCGAAGCGATAATGCGGGGGCTCCCGACGTACGATACGGGGCGCTCGTGCGTCCACGGGCACCCCTCGATCCGCTACACGAAGACGGGGATATGTGTCGAATGCGCTAAATCGAACACCACGCGGTCGCGACAGAAGGCGGCGAAGATGATCGCGGCGAAGGAAATCGGGCTAAAGCGGGTGGACGCGTGGGTGCATCGGGACGACTTCGAGATAGTGCGGGCGACGATCAACGCCGCCAATCTGATGCGCGGGTTGCCCCTTCTAGACGAGCCCGCTGCGCCCGCCCCGTCGCGCCGGATGACCGACGACGAGATTTACCAGGCGCACGTCAGCATCCACGGCAAAGACGTTGCCGACAAGCTCAGACTAGGCGGCCTGTAAGCCGAACGCTGCGCCTTGCGCCTTGACGTAGTGGCGGACGATGTCGGCGGGATTCGTGAGGTTGTGTTCAAGGCGGCCGGCGCGCAGGTACAGGCGCGGCTTGCCACCATCGGGGGCGGCAATGACGGAAGGGGCACGGCCGCCGGCAAGATTGGCGTGCGGAACGTAGCCGAGCGAGCGCAGCGCTTCGACGAATCGCGCCGGGGGTAGCCGCCGCACGCCGGCCTGCTGCATCGCGCGGGAGAGCACGATAGACGACACCCATCCGTCACGCAGGCCGGGCGTGTCGCTGCCCTCGATAATCTCGCGTATCTCCTGCTCGACCGAGCCAAGCGACACTTCGATTGCCTCGTCCGTACTGCTCGTGACGGGGGCGCGCATTAGGGTCGTGGCGGGGTTCAGTTCGTCGGGGATGGCATACGATGCCAGGTAGTGCGCTACGTGCGCGTAGCCGCCCGCGTCGGCCCACTCGTACAGGGTCGGAAAGTAGCGCCCCGACATGCCGTCGCGGACGATGTCCTTGGCGCTTTGCTGCGCCGTGTGAAATACCGCGTACCGGCGCTCGTCTTCATCGATCGGCATGGCACCCTTCGGATTGACGAACATCATAAAATTCGCGCGATTCTCGGCGGTGACTTGGTCCGCCCCCTTGCCCTGTATCTCGATCCGCTTGTTCGTGATGAGCGGCTTCAATTCTTCGAGCATGTCGCGCTTGTCGTGCGTCGATATTTCCTCAACGCAGATAAAGACCTTGCCACGCAGCCACCCGGTGAACTTGTTGCCGAGATCCGACGACTTCGGGCGATGGCTATAGCGGTCGCCGACGGCGTACTCGACGCAGTAGCCGAGGAAGCTCTTACCGTTCCCCTTGGCACCTTGCACCACCGGGCACCATTGGAACTTGCGGCCGGGATTCTGGATGACGGCCGCCATATACGCGAGGAGGATGCGGCGGTCGTGCTCGTCGGGCAGTAATCGCTGCAGCAGATCGAGGAACGGCCCCACGTCGCCGGGCGTGCGCAACGTCTCGACCGGCCACCAGATATTCGCCAGCAGGCGCCCCGCCTCTTGGACGACGGCGCCCGGCGTCAGCTCGGGCCGAAAGCATATGTCGTGGGCCTTGGGGAACTTAACGGCCTGACTCTTGGTAAATGCCTCCCATGCGCCCTTGGCCTGCTTCGCATTCTCGCGGTCCAGGGTGTAGCTGTACGCACCGTACCGGACGTCGAAGCGGGACTTATTGAGCAGATCCCCGCCCGGCACGAGCGCGGCGTCGAGCGACTGTATATACACGCAGCCGGCGAAGATATTGACTTGGTCGGCCGCGGTTGCAAACGTGTTGCCGTTGATGGGCTCGGCGACAGGTTGCGACGGGCACGCCGCGGAAGGCAACGGAGCGCCCCCGCCAAACCCGACGGCCGACAAGTCGATCGGCTTACGTGCGGCGGGATTGACCCATCCGTTACGCTGCGCCTTGGCAAAGATGCTGGCAAACCCGGTTCGGTCGCCGGTAAAGGTGCCCCAGCGCGTCAGATCCGCGTCGGGGTCATGCTTGGGGCTCGTGGCGCTCCATTCGGACCAAAGCGCGAAGCCGACCTCGCCCAGCGAGACGAGCGATTGCCCGACGGCAATCCACTCGTAATAGTCATCCGCCGGCACGGCCTCCAACGCGCTGCGCAGGTCCGCCAATACCTCGGGCGTCGCCTCGCGGTACTCGTGCGGCGTGGCTGCGCTGGGCGCCGCGGTCGCCGGATAGATGGCGGGCAGGTCGGCCAGCATGTCGAGCGGCTGGCCCGCGACGGGCAGCGCCACGTACGGCACGCCGGCCACCTTGCCCACGTAGTAGGTCTGCGACAAGGTAAAGGACTCATGCGCCAGAATGCCGCCGAGCGCCCCATTCAGCCGCGCCAGAAAGTCACGGCGAGCGGTCGGCGGGTACTCTCGGGAGAGCGGCGCGAGGACACGCCAGCGCGGCGCCTCGGGCGTATGGCTGGGGGACGTATAGACGACCGCCTCGATACCGGCAAACTGCAGCAGCATCGCCGCGGCTTCTGGCGTAACCTCGCCCGCGTCGTAATCGCCCTCAAGGCCCGACACGGCAAGCACGTTGGAGTCGTGGCGGAGTGCCCCCTTTGCCGTGCGTATCGTGCCAAAGGCGGCCAGCTTGATAAGCGGGCAGTCTCGCTTGGTCGGGTACTCGGGCGGATTGAGGCAGGATTGCACCAGCGCCGGCCAGTCGATCGCGTGGGCCTGTAGCTCGCCGGCTAGTACGGTTGGGAAAATAGTAACTCTCACGCTGCCATCCCCTCATGCGCTGCGCGGTAGTCGTCCCAAGTGCGCGACTTAAATTCCGCTTTGTGATTAACCCAGCGCGCGAAGCGTCGCTGTTCTTTTGTCGGCGGCGATCCGTCCGGCGCGATGTACGGCTGCGCGAACGGGTCGACGTCTATTCCCTTGAGAAACCGGACGCGCTCGACCGCATCGTCGACGTCTTTGACGAGGCAGTAGCAGGAGTACCGCCGCGGCGTCGCGTTGTGCCAGCGAAGCCACCGTACGGCCTTCCCTATCGCCGGCATCATCCCGGCATGGTCGCAAGCCAGGCGGATCGGCTTTAGCCATTTCAGCGCGGCGAGCCGGCGCGCAATGCCGTCGTCGATCAGTCGGGCGTCGAGCCCTTGATTGAAATCGACGCGGACGCCGAGCCGCGCCATCTTCTCTATCTGAGCGATTCCGTGCGGATGCTGTAGGACGTTGTTATCGAGGAGCACGACGTCACGGTGCCGCAAGAATTCCTCTACGTCCGCGTGAGGATGCGCCAGGCCTTCTTTGTCGGGAACGCCGCACCAAGTACAGTTTCTATTGCACCCCCGCGTCAGGAAACCGACGCTGTAGTCGATTCCGTAGAGTGAATAGTCGGGGCACGCGTGCTCGACGTCTTCCGGCAGCTCGCCTTTTAAGCCGTACCCCGTTCCGCCGCAGATCGTGACGGCCGGCAGGTTGTCGTCCGTCGGCGTGAAACTGAAAACCTTCGAGGAATAGACGACGTCGAACGATTGCGCTGGGTCGAACATTTCGACGTCATGCCCCGACGCCTTGTGCGCCGCGGAGAGTTTCATCAGCGCGAGATTGGGAAAACCCGTCGCGTCGTCGTGCATGGCGATTCTCACGACCGCGCCCGCCGATAGCGGAGAAGCAGCGCGATCCATAACGCGTTCGCGGCGACGATCGAGAGGCCGCCGACGAAGCTCCACCACTGCCCGAGGCTCGGATAGTAGTAGTAGTAGAGATTCCACACGCCCCAGCCGGTAAAGAATATCGTACTCGGGATGCTGACCCCAGCGACAGACCTATCGCGATAGACGGCGCGGCAATGGTCGAGCACGAAGACCCCGCCCAGCAACTCGAACGCTCCGTTGACGAGGTCGGGCGTCATGCGTCGTCGCCGGTAGTGAACCGAGCATCGCCCCCGAGGGCGTTGACCAGTTCGATAAATTTCAACTGCGCCAGCTCGCGCGCCGTTCCTGCGAAGCGCCAGCCGGCCTTTTTGGCCTCGCGCGCCGCAAACTGCCCGAAGACCTGGCCGATCATGTCGGGCGTAATGAGCCGGCGTCGTATGCCGATCAGATCGGACGACTTGAGGACGGAATTGATCGCGCCGGAATCGTTCGCCAGGCCGAAGCGGATCGGCACGCCCCGCGCATCGGGCAGTACGCCGACGTTGTTGCGCCAGAGTCGGTCGCCTTGCTTGCTCCAATCGACGCGCAACTGCGACTGTATGGCGGCCTCGCTCGCGCCGGGCGTGGCGGACGGCTCGGTCGGTGCGTCGGCCAGCATCAGGGCGCGCAGGTCGTCCAGGGCTCCCGCGGACACGCCCCAGCGTTGCGCCCATCGGTTAAGCACGACGCGCCCTCACGGCTTCCGTCCGGCAGGTGTTGGAGCAGTACTTCCCCCGCCCCCTCGCCGCCTCCGACAGTTTTACGTCAAAGGATTTTTCGCACCACAAGCACGTCGCGGGGGTCTTCTTCGAGGTCGCGGCGCCTTGGCATTTATTCGAGCAATAGACCCCCTCCCCTCGGCCAGCGTTACCCCGAGTCACTTTAAACAGCGCTCCGCAGGCGTTGCATACACGGTCGACGCGGCTCACTTTTGCGGCGTCGCAACAGACCTTCGAGCAGTACTTCGCTTTCCCTTTCGCCAGGTCGCTAGGCTTTGCATCGAAACTCTTGCCGCAGTGCTGACACGGGCGGGGTTTTCTGGTTCTAAGGTAGGGGCGCTCTTTTTGGGCCAGGCCAGCCGCGGACATTTTCGCGCGTGATTCGGGCGAATGCTTATGACCGGTAAGGCCGTCTCCTCCGATGGCCAAGTTGTACCCCTCCGGCGCTCGCGTCCCGTGCTCGAAGATCGCGAGGGTTTCCAAAGTGCACAGCTCGTTCCAGTCGTCGGACTCGGCGAGGATCGTCAGTACGGCATCCGACTTCCCGTATTTTTTAAAGGCTTTCCCGAGCGGCGTTTTGGCTCCGGGGGCGCTGTGCTTTTTCCAGCGAGACGCCGCGGACACGGACGAAATGCCGATGTAGCTTTTCCCGCTCGTCTTAAACGTGATTTTATAGAGTTGCCCCATTACGCGGCCCTCTCCAACAACGCTACGGCCAGCGCGGCGGGCGGTATGGCGTGGCGGATGGCCCAAGCGGTCAGCATGAGAGGTAGGCCCGTATCACTTCGGCCGCGACTTGCGGGACAATGGCGTTGCCGTAGGCGCGCAGGCGTCCCACTCGGCCGGATACCCCATGAGCCAGCGGGAATGTGCCGGGTTCAACTGGCCGGGCTTTCCCGTCTCGGCAGGGGAGCCAATCACAAGCGCCCCAACTTGACGAGGCAATTGGTCCAATCGACTGCGACCGTCCGCTCGTTCCGTCGCCATCCCCGGCGAATCCTTCCAGTCGCGAGCCGAGGGCGTCACCTTGGGTGACGCCCCTTGCGCTTGCATCGGTAGCCCGTTCCTCGCGTCCGGCGCAAGCTCCCCGCGTTTCTCCGAGTCGTTCGCCCGAGGAGTTGCCCACGATGCAAGGCTCGCGCATTCCGCCAGCCCTGTTTGCCCGGTGTGGTTCGTACCCGCCGCCGTCCGCCCCGCATGCTCCGCTTCTGCGGATCGAGGCGTCGGCCACGCCGCGAGTTGTGTCGCTTGCCCCAAGTTCAGCCCGAAGCCGTTCCCGTTCTTGTGCTCCGCCTTCAACCTCTCGCGTCGCGCTTCCCACGTCGAGCCCCCGTCGTTCTGCGGCTCCGCATTTGGAGTCGGCCACGAACCACAAGCGCTGTCGGATATGCGGTGCGCCGACGCCCGCAGCAGGGATACCGACCGGCCCGAGGGCGTAGCCGATTCCTTCCATGTCAGCCTGAACAAGGTCGAGCCAGCCGTGCCTAATCGCCGCATCAACTTGCTCACCCATGACGACGGGGGGGGCACACTGAGAGATAAGGTGGAACCATGCCGGCCATAGATGCCGCTCGTCAGCAACCCCAGCGCCTCGGCCTGCGACGCTGAAAGGTTGGCAGGGGCAAGAGCCTGTCCAAACTGGGCGAGAGTCAGGCCACCCAGCGAGTCGCAGGGCAACGGACCATCCGCCGATGCCGGCGAAGAAATGGCATTGTGTGAAGCCGCGCAGGTCGTCGGGCCGTACATCCTTAATGCTCCTCTCGTCTACGACACCCGGCGCGATATGGCCGGCATCGATCAGGTTCCGCAGCCATTGCGCGGCGTAGGGGTCTATCTCGTTGTAATAGGCGGTCATACGCCCAACCTCGCCCGCAGCGCCTCGGCCTCGGCGCGGCCCAGCGTTTGCGCCGTCGCCACGTCCACGCCGTACGTGAGATAGAAGCGACGTTGCGCCGTATAGACGTCATCGCCGGCCGCCGCACGGTATCCGCCCCACTGAGCCATCGCCGCGCGCAGCGCCTCCTGCGCCTCCTGCTTCTCGCGCTGCCGAGCGACGAGCGATTTAGCGATAAGCGGATCGGGATGGAACGCCGGGGCCGCGTCAATCTCGCCGCGCAGCCGCGCCAGCGCTTCGGGCGTCAGTTCCGCCAGGTCGCCGTCCACTTGCTCGGGGCTACTCCGCCCCACCGGCTCGACCGTGTAGGAGCAATACGGGCAGGTCGGCCCGAGAACGCGGTCGTACGTGCCGGCGCATTCGGGGCAAGTCCGCACGGGTACGACGTCCGACTTGCTGGCACTGTGGCGCTCTCGCCGGTCGAGACTCCATTCGCGCGGCGCATCGGGCAGCCCATGCCGGTGCACGTTGCCGACGTGGTCGATAATGAGGGCGTGCGCCTTGCCCTCCATCGGACGCAGCGAGCGGCCGAACTGCTGGGCATACAGCGCGAACGATTGCGTCGGCCGCGCCATCGATACGCACTCAAGCGCCGGAAGGTCGAAGCCCTCGCCGAACAGATCCACGTTGACGAGTTGCTTTACCTCGCCGCGGGCGAAGCGCCGCAAGATCGAGGCGCGGCCCGCGTCCGGCGTCTTTGCCGACACGACCTCGGCCGGCACGCCTGCCGCTCGGTACGCCTGCGCAATCTCGCCCGCATGTTCGACGTCAACCGCGAACGTGACGCCCAGCTTACCGGCGGCGATCTTGAGGTAATGCGCGACGACGTCGCCTAGGATATGCGAGGCGTGCACCGCCTTGCGGAGCGGATCGGGCGAGAAGTCGCCGCCCGCACTGATCCCGACGGCCGACAAGTCCAAGTCAGACGGGGGCGCAAATATGCGGTAGTCGGTGAGATACCCCTGCTGTATGAGCGAGCGCATCCCCGGCGCTTGAACCATGACGTCCATAAGCCCGTCGGCGTGCCGCCCGAGCCCTTTACCGTCGGCACGTACCGGCGTCGCCGTGACGCCCAGCCCGTGAGCATTAGGAAACATGGCCGAGGCGGTCCCCCACTTGTTTTCCGCGAGTAGATGGTGCGCCTCGTCTTGGACCCATAGCCCGACCCGCGCGAACCACGGGTCGGCGGCCTCCATGCGGATAAGCGTATCGACGCCGGCCGCCGCGCACCTGGAGCTCGGGTCGTAATAGCTGCGGCCCGTCTCGGCAATATGGATCGAGACGCACGTACGCACGAGCGCCGGCTGTCCGATGAGACGATGGCGGACGCCGTTACGTGCGAGCGCGAGCGATATTTGCGACACCAGCTCGGAGCGGTGGGCAATCGCTACGCTCGCGCCGGGGTACTCGTGGAGAATGTCGGAGAATAGTACGGTCTTGCCGGAACCCGTCGGCGCGACGGCCAGGACGTTGCGCGCCCCCGCTTGCCACGCCGCGTAGACGTCAGACTTGAGGGCCGCTTGGAACGGCCGAAGCTGGACGGATGCCATGACGCCGGCAAGTAGTCGGCAATCAGTCGGAAACTGCCGGATTGATGCCGGCGATTCGGCAGACTACTCTCGCCACATGAACCTGATGCTCCGCATACATGCGCAACGCCTTGATGATTTCCACGTTCCGGGACTTGTCATCATTGGCGAACGACAGCGCGTCGAACACGTCGACGATTTCCTTCGGGCATTCGAAACGTACTTCGACGGTACAGGCGGCCATGTGCGAGACTCCGGGTTAGGCAATTGCGCGGCGACGGCCGCAATGCTGACGATGCAACGCGATAAGCGCCTGACCGTCGGTCCATTTAAGATCGTCGTACCGGCCGGAGAGAACGTCCGCCACCCATGTCTGAGACTTGCCGGGCTCGGGCATCGCTTCGCCGATTTGTGCCTGCGTGAGCCCCGACGCTTGAAGCTCCGCGATAAGTGTTTTCCAGTCCATGGGAAGTCACAATATCGCAATAGCGGTATTTCGTCAATCGCCTATGCGATGAATTTTTGTATCACAATTGCGATATGACTAGCATCGGCAAGCAAATCAGGGCTTTAAGAAAGGCGAAGGGTTGGACGCAGGGCGAACTTGCGAAAGCTGCGGGCCTATCGCAGACGACCATGTCCGACCTTGAGCGCGGGCGCAATCAAGGGTCGCGCGAGCTAGACGTGATCGCCGCAGCGCTCGACGTAACGCCCGCGGCACTACGCAAGCCCGACGCCATCTTTACCGACGCGAAGGGCAACGTTATGGCGATCGAGATTAAGGCGTCGCGCCGTAGCGGACGGCCGCCGATCGTCGGTGAGATACTGGCCCTGATGGAGAAGATCGACGACGTCGGTTTGGCGGATCTGCGCGGCCAGGCGAAGCAGTTGGTAAAGACCAACCCGCGCCGCAGTAAGGTAAACGCTGCGAAGTAGTGGTGCTGTCGGACTGGCGCTCTCGGATCGTACAGGGTAGTCTCGATCTTGCGAACTGACTAAAGGCATATGCCATGCAGAAAATTATCGCTTCGCTTTTTGCCGTTTTCTACGCTGCAGTCGCACATGCCGACCCAGTCCCCTTCTCCGCATACGGGACGATCCTTGACGCCCAGACGGTGAACGAATCGACCGGCGCTACCGTTGCCGGCGCGGCGCTCGGCGCTGCGGCAGGCTCAGCCACCTATGCCGACAAAGCGTCGTCTTACTCGGCGACTAGCCACTTAGGGGCGGCCGTACTGGGCGGGCTGGTCGGGTCGCTTTTTGACTCCCCAGCTCGTGCGAAATATCGCACGCGCTACACGCTGAAGGGCGCCGACGGCGTAGTCCGATACGTCGAGGAAATTAGCGCCGAGCCGTTCCACCACTCGCCCGGCATGTGTGTCGTACTATTTCCGATGCGCCTCGCTCCTCCCGACTTCTGCACGGTCGGCGGAGACGCCCTGCCGCCATCTCCGATCGCCGTTGACGACGTCGTCTGGGTATTCCAATCGCCAGCGCGCGCCTATGAGACGCCCGCTACTGCCGCTGCCCCCGTGCGCGAACTGGCCGTAGGCGTTGCGGTAAAGGTCGTCCATATCTTCAAGGATCGCCTCAAGGTTCGATCCTCTGACGGCGCCTTGTTCTGGGTGCCGAAAGACAGCGTCCGTACGGCTTTAACGCTGTAATCCCCCTCCGCAAAAAGCACGACCCGGTACTCGCTCGTCAAAAATAATCGCTTTTGCGATTGACAAGATAAACCGCATATGCGATATTGGCGTTGCGGTATCGCATCACCTGGCCCCGGAAGGATGGCGCGCTGAACGGGCGAAAGGTCTAGCAAGCCAAGGTGAGAGGAGTTTCGGTTACGCCAAGGCGGACGGAACGACGGGCGATCCAGCACACGACCGACCAACAAACGCGGAGATTGATATGCCTGTCACGATTACCATTACCGACCCGAGCAGTACGGCCCGCGCCGACCTGTTGGCGGTCGCGGACATGATGTACGACCTCGCCGGCTACGGCAAAAAGGTCCACCCCACGCTCGAGACGGCGCTGCAGGAGTACGGCGCCGCCACCGAGACGCCCGCCCCGGTTGCTACAGCCGTCGCCGCTGCCGAAGCGCTCGGTGTATTTACTGAAACGGTCGCCGCAAACACCGAGGACGAGTGCGTCGTCGTTCATCGCGACGACCGCCCCGTCTTCGACACGAATGCGATATTTGGCTCGACGCCCGCCGCGGCCGCGGTTGCCACGACTGCCGCACCGCCCCCGCCGGCCGACGCCACGACTGCCGCCGCACCGCCCCCGCCCGTCCTCGCCGTCGAGCGTGACGCCGCCGGCTACCCGTACGATGGCCGCATTCATTCGTCGAGCAAGGCGAAGGTCTCCGACGGTACTTGGCGCATGAAGCGCGGCGTCGACCCGGCCATCGTCGCAACGGTGCAGGCCGAATTGCGCGGCGCGATGGCCGCGCCGGCCCCCGCCTCGTTCGTCCCGCCGGTTCCGGGCGTCACTGCTGCGCCGCCCGCTCCTCCGGCACCTCCCGCACCGGCCGCCGCTGCGCCAGTGCCGCCCGCTCCTCCGGCCCCCGCCGCGCCTGCTGCGCCGGCTGCAGAAGGGCCGATGACGTTCCCCGTACTTATGCAGCGAATCACGACGGGCGTTGCGTCCGGTGCGCTGAATCAGCAAAGCGTACTCGCCGCCGTGCAGGGCGCCGGGCTCGCCTCTCTACCCCTGCTCGCCACGCGGCCCGATCTGGTCCCGACCGTAGCGGCTGCGCTCGGGGTCTGACATGCAAATCACTAAGCAGCTTCTCAAGGATTGGGGAGCTTGTCGCGACGGATACGGCTGGTTCGTCGACAAGTTTCCGCAGGGGGCGCCCTATGCCGAAGTCCTCGGCGCGCTGCGCAGCGACAAGCGCTACGACGACTCGCGCTGGCTGGCTAACCGGGTCTTCGCGTCCTTCACGACGAACCCCGACCAGATCGCCCCGACCGTCGAGTCGGAGGTCAAGCAGGCGATCGAAGAAACGAAGGATTCGCCGAATTCGGCGTCGGGCGAGTCCAGCACGGCCGCATCGTCGGGCAATTACAGCACGGCCGCATCGTCGGGCGAGTCCAGCACGGCCGCATCGTCGGGCGAGTCCAGCACGGCCGCATCGTCGGGCGAGGCCAGCAAGGCCGCATCGTCGGGCTACGCCAGCAAGGCCGCATCGTCGGGCG